CGTGTCCGTGTTTAAGAATCTTTGTCTTGATTACCGCATCCTCCGGGATAATCCATACGCCTTTCGATATGTTTATTGCCCCGCCTAGTCGGTTTGATTTGATCGCAGACATGATCGTTGACCGTGATTCAACACCCACACGCTTCATGTACTGCTGTATCGTAAGATAGTCTCCGCTTGGAATGTACACGGCTGTCTCCCTTCTTATAACTGCTCATAATAATCGTCCATACATGACCGCTTAAGCGCCGGGTATACGGTCTTTTCAAAGCACTTCTCACAATAGTTCTCGTGCTTATACGTATAACCGTCAATCCCGATTTTCTTTCCGCATCCGCTACATAGCACTTCAAACATTTTCGTCTCCCTTCTCATACGATCTCGTTCCAACAGAACGCACCCATGTTTCCCTTTGTCGGCATATCGGTTGATTGAAACTCTGGTTCGGTGTACGAAAAGGCGAAGTTCATCAATCCTTCTCTCGTGCTTCCCTTCACGCCGTAATATTTCTTAAACTTCTCCCTTGCATCGCGATCACTTTTTGCGTGAATGATAATCCACCCGCCGCAATACAGTTGCCCCGCCGATCCGAATGTAAAATAGTATTTGCTCATTTGCTTATCTCCCTTCTTTGTCTTGTGCGATAACCGAAATGACGGTTCTTTTGTTCATTTTTTAATCTCCTTTTCCGGCAGGTTTACAATTTCTATTTGTGCCGGCTCATAGTATTGTCCGTTCTCACAGTCCTCGCACAGAGAACAACCACCACAATGTTCACACGTTTTCCAACAGTTCATTCTGCTACGATCCGAAGTTGCTTATCATATTCCGTGGTCTTTCTGAACATTCCTGCGATCCCCTTTGAGCGTTGTTTCTCGCAAAAATTGTTCCACTCCTCGGATGTTCCGAGCCAATAACCGACACAGTCAGGTGACGATATGATCTTATACCCGTCGCGTCGCAACTCATGGATGGCACGTCGTACTTGTCGGTCACTTACTCCTGTTTTATACATCAACTCTTCGCGTGAGGACGACCACTCGGCGTTTCCCGCCGCTTCCTGTAATTCTCGTAGAATTTTTCCCTTTACCTCGTCCATGTTATCCTCCTCCGTTAAAGGCTAAACGGTGCATCTATATCTTCGTCCATCTCGATTGATGATACGGGCGATTCATCGCCTTGCAACCGCTCTCTGTCCTGCTTTCGGTCGATAAACTCAACCCGATTCACCAGAACCTCGGTAACATATACGCGCTTACCGTCCACGCCCGCCCATGATCGTGACTGTATTGCTCCGACGATTCCGATTCTCGATCCCTTTACAAAGTATTGTCCGATAATGTTTGCGGTCTGTTCCCATGCCACGCAGTTAATAAAGTCGGCGGTTCTGTCTTTAGTCGGACGCTCAACGGCAATCGTGAATCCTAGCGAACTCTTTCCGCTTTGAGTGCTCTTGACCTCCGGGTCTTTTGTCAGCCGTCCGATTAGTGTAACGTTATTCATTCTTCTTTCTCCTTTGTTTCCCTATGTTCGTGTAAAAGCACATACTGCGAGTTGTCTTTTCCGTTTTTCATTATATAGTTTATTGCTTGTTCGCGCGAGAAATGTCGGTCTTGAAGTCCGTTCTCGTACACATATTGACCCGCTTCTATCTTTGCATACGCCCTTGCCGCGAGTTCTTCCGCGTTTTTATAGTTCGCTTCGATGAAATAATAGTCCGCATTATAGATGTCCGGCATATAAGATGTGTCTGTCGCATAGACAATCCTCGATTTATCAAGCGTGATCTCATATCCACAATTCGGAACGTCATGAACGAGTTCAAACGGGCGCACTTTGATTCGCTCTCCGTATACTGCGGTTGTGTCCATCTGTGCGAGGTCGATGTTTCTTTCGTCCACGTCGCATTGGTCAAGTAGTGGGTATAGTAGCCACGTCGGAGCCATGAACCGTAGCATCGGACGGTCGTGCGCAAGCCTCTTAATCGTTGCCGGTCGGAAATGGTCGCCGTGAATGTGGGTAAGAAGAACGATTGATATTGCCCGTCGATACGGAGCAAGTTTCGCATAACTCACTCCGCAATCGACGAGGATCACGTCCTTTTCGCCTTGTAGGATAACGGCATTACCGTCGCTTCCGGTCTGAATTACGTGATGCTTCATGGCAAATGATCCTCTCTCAACCGTTCTCTAGGTCGAACATATCTTCTTGTCCGTTCGGAGCATCATCATCGGACAAAGTGAACGGTAGTTCCGATTCGTCTGCGTCCGACCGTTCTTGCTCTGCCTTTTTCTGAACACGTTTCTTCGGTTCCGGTTGAGGCTGAGGCTCTTTCGGCGTAACATCGGTCATGCTGTCAAAATCCGGTGGTTCGTCCGTGTCGGTATCGGCTTCGAATGCCTGCCTGAGTTCGATGCTCATGATGCCCCACTTACCGATTAGTTGACGAATCATGGTCTTGTTTCCCATTTCGTCAAAGTCTTTTTCCCAAAAGGTGTATCCCTTTTTCGCGGCAAACCCCTTCGAATAGGTGAGCGCGTGGTGCATCATCTTTTCCTTCGTCCAGTACATCGCCTTCTGAAACCCGTTGATGTACTCGAATGCGGCATAGTACCCGACCGTTTCAGACTTGACCCGAACATCCTCGTTGTCAATAAACGAAAGTTCAATTTGCTCCGTCTGAATGTTGAACGGCTTTACTACCTCTCCGCGCTTGACTGCGAACACAACGATTCTCTTGTACATCCCCGATCGAGCGGCTAACTGAATGTAGCCTCTCCAACCGAGAATAAAGGTTGCCTTGCTGATTCCTGCGCTCCTGTCCTGAAACGGCACCATGTAATAGTGTCCGAGTTGCGGTGACGGAGAAAGTTCGAGACTTTCCCCGAGCAGAGCGGCAGACAGTATTGAAGTAGGCTCGCATTCCCTGAGCGCGGGTGTTGCCGAAACCGCGCTAATCACGCTCGATGTGAACCTTGCCGCACGCTTCGGGTCCTGAAGCACATTCAGAATTTGTTTCTTTGCCATATCCGTATTCATTACCTCGGAGAACGGCATTTGCTTCTTGCTTGTCATTTCATAAGCCATAATTAAATCACTCCTTCACGTATTTTGTGTGTAGATTTTGGATTGTTTGTCCGCCGTACTCGTTCTTTGTTAAATTGATAAACTCGCGGACGGTCATTGACCCGTTCATGTCGATACCGTGGTTTGCCGCAAACACTCTCCGCCCCTGCTCGCACGAACCCGTAAGACGGTGGTGCCAGTCGAAAAGTGATTGATTTTTAACCACGGTATCAAGCATCGGGAACTCCGCGATAAACGCCGCGATTCTGTCTTCTTCCGGCATATCGTCAAACAGTTTTTCCAATAGCGCCGTTTGTGCCTCGCGCAACGTTTCCCCGTGCGCAAAGACACCGTCCTGCTTTACGATGTAGCACGGCTCAATTGTGAGGTCTCCCTTCACGATTCCGCCCTTGGCAATATTTCCGCGCAGATGTGTGACAATAGTCTGCACCCCGTCGATCATGTTAATGTCCTGTCCATTTATTGCCTTGATTCCGTAGTCGCCGTAGCCGGAGCCGAAGCCGTAGCCGGAGCCGGAGCCGGAGCCGGAGCCGGAGCCGGAGCCGGAGCCGGAGCCGGAGCCGTCGCCGGAGCCCTTTGACGAAAAAGCCGCAACCGCTACGCCGTCCATACCGATACCCCCTCAATAGACGCTTGTGCCGCTTCGGATACCGGAATAATTTCGATACCATCCAATATCTGTAGCGTCGGCACGGTTACGGTGAATTTGCATTCGTTCGGTTTTTTTGTTCCGGTCAACGCCAGTTCCGAAAGGCTCGCCGCGCCGTTCCAGTACCACAGCCTACGACAATTCTTGATTGTGACCTCTTGACCGTTACGCTCGGCAATCTCGCCATAAAACACGCCTGAACGGTCTCCTCTGAATATGTACTTTTTCGTTTCCATGATTAAATCACTCCTTTAATTGCTTTTAGTTTGCTCTGAATTTCTTCCGGCACGTCATCAATCGTTCCTACGCCCACCACGACCGCCTTAGGACTCTCTCCGTTCTTTTCGGGGAGAAGTACCTCCATCCCTTCCCCAACGCTTTGTGCATACTCTTGCGGCACAAGATAGGAATATTTCCTGCCGCCGTATGTGCCATCTTCTTTTTTGAATTGTACGAATACCACCTCCGAGCATCCCTTCGCCTGCGCTCCCGTCTCTTCTGCTTCTTCCTTCTTTGGTTCTGGCGTTGGCTTTGCTTCCGGCTTGATTGTTTCAAAGGTAATGCCGGATGCCCGCATAAACGCCGCTAACCGTTGCAACTGTTCTTTTGTTCCCCTTGCCTTGAATGCCGACGTATAAATCTTCTCCGGCGCTTTCTCGCTCTGAACAATCTGTGCTTGCGCCGGGGGCAGAAACTCCATCATCTGCGCTTGACGTTCGCGTTCTTGGTCTTGCTGTACTGTTCTGACCTGTTCGCTTGCCGTGACCTGTTCCAGTTCCTTTTTACGATCCATTACATTCCGAATCGCATTTAATGGATTTCTGACCTTCTTGTATTCGACAAGCATTTCCGGGGCAAGGTCTGCATTCGTTTCGCGAATCAGGGAGATGCCTTGAACGATGCCCTTGATATAGGTATCGCACGCATCCCGAATCGACTTAATGGACGAAGAGAGGTTGACTTTAACCGGAACATCTTCGAAGTTTATCCAGTCCAAGTTCTCTCGCGCCTTCAATTCATCAAAGTATGCCCGCGCGTCCGTTTCCTTTTCTGTTACAAGCGCGTCCTCAACCTCCGCTATGCGCCCCTTAAGCGCCGTATCCGCCGCCGCGAAGTGATTTGATATCAACTCTCGATATATCGTCTCGAACTCCTCGTAGGGGGCAAGGATCGCGTTCTTGACCGCCTTGCGCTGTGCCTCTAGGTCGGCAAACTCTTTGTTTAAGTCGGCGCGAACCGCTTTAACGTCCTTCACTGTTTCCTCGGACACAATCAAAGATAGTGCATTCTTAATCTTTTCCTGCGCCGCCGCCGATACTTCGGACAGTTTCTCTCTAATAATCGGCAACTGCTCTACTCGGATGATCTCGTTCTTAACGGTTTCGTTATCTGACATTAGTATACCTCCTTTACTTCAATGTTGTGGACGTGCTTCATCAACTTTCGCTTGATGATATAGTCCTTCGTCTTCACGCCCTTCGTGTCTTCTACGACCTGTTCTCCGTCCTGTTCATAGGTAAAGTCTGCTATATAAGTCGTAGCCGGGCGCCTTCTTCCGTCAAGCACGACGGACGGGATGATCTGATAAGGGACATGCACATACAGGTGCGAGATTTTTCCTGCTCTTTCGAGAAGTTTTAGTTCCTGATATCTGCGCTCTTCCGCTTTGCTGTCGAAGCATATCCCGTCTGACCATACCTTTTTCGCGCCGAATTTATTCCCACCTCGGTTAAAAGTCCACGCCATCGCCATCGCCTCCGATTGCTTCGTTCCGCATATAGTCCGTGAGGTCAAGATAGCACCTCGGACATACCACTTCATCATTCAGAACAATTGTGCCCTTGTTGTTCCCGCAATTTGAACACTTCATGGTTTTATCCTCCTCCTAAACGTCTGTATCGTCATATACTTCGCTCAATGCGCTTTCCGGTAATTCCTCCACTGCGCTTTTACAGTCCTGCTCATAGTATTTCATCCACTTTTGGAAACATAAGGCGCATCGAAGTTCTTCCGTTTCTTCATCATAAAAACACGTCTCTTCGTCCGGGTCGATCACCGCGCCGCAATCCATGCACATATACGCAAGTCGTATCGTTCCGTATCGCGTCCGTTTAATGATGTATTTGCTCATTTTGCTTCCCTGCTTTCCGCATAATCGATATACGCCTCGCGGATATACTCCAGCAAATATTTCTCCGGCGTATCTCTGCCGCCCAAATCATCATAAAAGTATTTTTTCTTCGCGTTCATTTCAAAAACCTCCATCTTTGTTTATTATAACGTACTATTGTTACACTAACGTTACGATAATGTTACGACTTTATGATATCGTAGATAAAATACAAGCCACAACCGACCGCAAATACAATGACAAGGATTAAAAGTGCCGTTTGAATCATAATGTTTCGCCCTCCATATAATCCAGGGCATAAACGCCCTGCGCCTTGTGTGAATCGTTCCATCTTTTCGCGGTATTCTCGGCGTCGGCTTTGCCCCTTGCAATTTCAACGAAAAACGGATCAAGCCCATAGAAACTATTGGCTCTGGCAACACCACTTATAACGTGTAAGATGTTGACGTTATTGCTTACCCGCTGTACGTAGGCATATCGTTTCGTGCCCTTTTTGTTGCTTGTGTCGATTACTAGATAAAAACGTTTCATCTGTTCCATACGATTTTACCACCATTCTTCCGGACATAATACACGCGCATAAGTGCAACTGTTGTTGTCCAGTCAATCGATTTTTCTGTTACACCGACCCGGCATACGGCGCCGGATGGCAACTGACGAATCGGACACGGGATCCAATACCGATTATTTTTTTCGATTCGATCAAGGCTCACGACGTGCCAATATTCTGTAAAATAACACCCTTTAACGACCGTCGCTAAATGCGTGATCCCCTCGGCTCTCAGTTCTTTGATCTCTGCTTCTGTTAATCTTTTCATCTTTTTACCCCTCTCTTTCTTTTCGTGCTTCCGTTCTACCCTTGCGGGTTTGTGCCGGAATACGTCCGGCGGCGTAAGGCTCGTGATTATGCTTTTAGAATAATGTTCTCAAACATAACCCCCGTATTATTTAAGATAAACCAACGAACGAATGACCAATTATGTAAAAAGTTGTCCTCAAAGCGCGCCCTTACACGATGATTCCCAATGTCTCCGGCATAGTCCTTATCGGTAATGTCCATACCCATTTTTTCGAATACTAATACAGTTCTCTTTTCCATGATAATCCCTTTCTCCCCGTCAATCCGTTAGGTCAGATATGATTCGATGTTTGATTATGTCTATCCGCCGTATACTTCGTTAGAATAGGCTTCAAGCACTCCCGGAAAATACTTGTTTGCAATTTCTAGTTTGTCGATATCGGTATATGTAGGGTTTGTCCACATCGGCACGGTTCGGATTGTAACCCCGATAAAATCATATTTATCAAACAACCCATCGCCGCGGACCCGTTCCAGCGACATAAAATATTTTGGGTCAATTTTTGATTGATAATAGCGCGGGGTTTCCCCTTC